AAATGTCCAATCTAAAGATATAACTAAATCTGCAAATTTATCTGGTAAATGTACTAAACCATCTACTTCATTACCTAAAAATAAATTTACAGAATTTCAAGATAAATCTAATCAATATCTTGAACAAACAAATATTTATATATCTAATTTAAAAAGAGATCACCCATCTTTGATTTAGATTATTAATTTATAATAATCTAAATTTATTTATGCATTGTTTCCTGCACTGCGAGATGCTCCACCTCGTGCACCGCCTCGTCCGCCACCTCTTGCTCCACCTCGTGCACCCCCACGCCCTCCAGAAGATTGTTGGTTACTTTCTACACGGCGTTGGCCACCCTCTGCACGATGTTGACCACCCTCTGCCCGATGTTGACCACCCTCTGCACGATGTTGACCACCCTCTGCCCGATGTTGACCAGGTTGTTGAGTGTATTGTCCACGAACAGTGCGAGTGTCTACACGAGGTTGTACCGTTTGCCAACCTCCTTCTTGTTCACCACCCTCACGTCCTTGGTAGTTACGGTTTTGAACACGTGGTACATTAAGAGGAGAGAAACGGTAAAAGTTAATGTCACCAGTACTGTTCTTGAGTTTGTTGTAATCTTCAAGTCTGTCTACTACTAGTTTACCAGTGTGATTGTTTTCATCTACACGAGAATATAGAATATTTACATTTTCAACTAGTTCTTTTGCAGCTGCGGTTAGTTCTTCTTGAGTTAGTGATTCCTTAAAACGTACAAAAGTAGAATAAGAACATTGTTTATACTTAATTTCAGAATCATCAAATAGTTTACGAACTGTTGCAATGTCATTCATAGACGTTACTTCTACATAATGTACATTTTCATGTTGTGTAACAACTACATCCATTTTCTCTACATTCGTTTTGACATCGTCATTTAAGTTTAGTACACGAAATGTTCTAGAATTATCACTTGTTTGTGTTTGACTCATTTTGTTAATACTTTATTAATATATTTGTCTTTAAGCAGTTCTTTTTTGTGTGTTTGATAATATTCATTTTTTAATTCATTTATTTTATTATCTGGTATTAATTCTGATTTACCATTTATTTCAATATAAAATTTTTTAATAATATGTCCATTTTCATTTCTTTTTTCATAGAGTAAATATCGATTATTATCTATTTTATACCTTTTTATTTCACCATTATTTTCTGTTGAATTTGGTGAATTTATTTTTTGTTGTTCATCAAAATCATATCCAAAAAATGATATATTAAATATTGAATATTTACTATATTTTTCTAATAATTCATCATATTTTCTTCTACTATGATAATTATTTAATATATTATAAGCATCCATAATAATATTATTTAAACTATTACTATTTTTTAATACTAAAAATCTATCATTTATTTCTTGATTTGTTGATAATTTATTTACTCCTAATATTTTATAATAATTTTTCATTAATTATAAAATAGATAAATTATTATAGAATAAATAAATTATTATATATAAAGATTTTATTTTTCTTTATCTATATTATATGTTAAGAGAAAGTTTTGTAGAATTTCTTTCAAACCAATCATCACAATCAGGATCAACAGCAACTAGACAACCAATGTGTCCTGGAGGAAAAATACAATTACCATCAATTAATGGAAAAAAAATTGAGAATGTTTCAGTCGATAAAAATGGAGAATTTAAAAAAAATACATCATCAGGTCTAACAATGAATAGTAATATTTTATCACACGACTTATGTTATAATAGATGTTCAAATGGAGAAGCACCTATTGTTGATAGTAAAAGTGGTCAATATTATTGTCTTGTACCTTCATTAATCACTTATAAAATAAAACAAGGGGTAAAACCCACAGAGTCTGATAAAGGAGTTCCAGATAGTATTGATTATAGTTCTCCTTATACTGCATCATGCCAATCTACTGATTTAATAAGTTATGAACCTCAAATTGGAAATGCTGGTAATACAATGTTTGGAATGCCCATATTACTAAAAAGTGGACTTTATGAAGATCCGATGGACCCAAATACATTACGTTCTCCAAATTATGATCCTAATGGAGATTTAAAATGGTTTTGTAAAAGAGTAATGTATGGTGCACCTCCACTTGGTTCAATTCAATCACCATATGAAACAATTAGTACTGATATAGTAAATGCGAGTACAAACGTATCGAAAGAATGTAAATCTATTATAGAATCAAATAGTGTCGGTGCCAATATTAATGATGCAGGTTCACAAAAGACTACATCCGAGTGTGCACCAAATCTCAATGCAAGTGCTGCAATTGCAATATCAGCAGGAATACCAATAGTTCTACCGAACCCAGGAATTATTAAAAATGAATTATCTATTCAACAGGACGTCAATTCTAAAAGTGTTTCAGTTCCAAATACACAAGCTATTGTAAATCCAGATACTGGTGTTGTTACTAGAAATTGTGCGACTGGTGATCAAATATGTATAAATAGTGCTGCGATGACAAGTCAGGTTGTGTATGGTATTGGTGGTGCTTCTCTTGGTTCTATGAGTGCAAATGGTACTTCTTTTGGTTCTATGAGTTCAAATGTTGGTTCTATGAGTTCAAACAATGTTGATCAAACTTCTTCGGGAGCAACATATAATAGATAATTAAGATAAATTCTATCGTCAAATACTTAATTTGGCACTTCACGGTAATAGAAAATAAATTTTTAATTATTATAAAAATTTATTTTAATACTTGTAATATTATTTTATACATTTTATATATACAATTTTTATCATTTGTAATTGTCTGATTTATTGCATTATAATTAATTTTTTCATAATCATCTATATTATGTATTGAAAATCCAATATCTTCTCCTCTTTTACTTATCATAATATCATAATTTATATTGTTATTTTGAATTGTAATCTTTATTGCATGAGAACCTTCTAATTTCATTCGACTAATATATTTAATTCTATAGATATCATATATCATATTCATTATTTTATCCTCATAAAATAATATATTTTCCCATTCGATATCATATCCCCCTTTTTTATATACACTCTGATATATTTTCATTTTAGTTATACTACTTCATTATAGTAAAAATTCTTTATATAACATCTTTATTATCTAATTTTTCATAAATTATATTTTTATTATTCATCATCGTTATAATTCGATGTATATCATTTTTATCTTTTAATTCTATTCCCAATACTACAGGTCCTGTTTCTTTATTTATAATTTTTTCATACTTAAAATAGATTATATCATCATTTTTTCCTAATATATTTAAGACAAAATCTTTTAATGCTCCCGCTTTTTGCGGAAATTGGATCCGAAAATAATGCTTTAATCCTTCATAGATTAATGATCTTTCTAATATTTCTGTCATTCTAAATACATCTGAATTCCCACCACTTATAATACATACTACATTCTTATTCTTAATTTCTGATTTTAACATATCTAATGCACATAAGGATAATACGCCTGCTGGTTCAAAAATAAAAGATTGTTGATTATACATCTCTAATATTTTACTACATACATATCCTTCATCTATTAATATAATATCATCTATTGTTTCTTTACATATATTAAAATTTAATTCACCAACTTGTTTTACCGCTGCACCATCTACAAAATTATTGATTTTATCTAATGTAACTACTTTATTCTGTTTAATTGACTCATACATTGATGCTGCACCCAATGGTTCTACACCAATTATTTTAATTTTTGGTTTTATTTGTTTCACTAATGATGATACTCCACTTGCAAGTCCTCCCCCACCAATTGGTAGTATAATATAATCTATATTTTCTAATTGATTTAATATTTCAAAACCAACAGTTCCTTGACCCTCGATGACTTTTTCATCATCAAATGGATGCACATATATACTTTTATTTGAATTCATATATTCTTTTGCAATTTTGCTTGTCTCGTCAAAATTATTGCCTTCTAAATGTATCTTTACATAATTACTACCAAGTTTTCTCACACGATCTATTTTTTGATTTGTTGTAATTTTTGGCATAAATATATCACTATGTATTTTTAATAATGAACTAGAGTATGCGACTCCTTGTGCGTGATTTCCAGCACTAGCGCATGTTATCTTATTATTTCTCTCTAAACTTGATATTTTATTATATGCACCTCTAATTTTATAGGATCTTACAGGTGTTAAATCCTCCCGTTTAAGATAAATATTACTATTATATTTATGCGATAGATCTTCAATATATTGTAATTTAGTATAATACATAATTTTTAATATATTTGTATGCGCTTTCGCAATGTTTTTAACATTTGGAAAATATGTCATTTTCTATAATACTACTATTACTTAGTATTTATAGTATATAATAAATCAATTTTAATTTATTATATTTAAAATTATATCATGTAATAATATAATATAATGGAAAAAAAACCATGGGTTAATGGACCATATAAAACGATTCATGATCTACCAATAATAAAAAATAAAAATGTTATACCGGAATTAAATAAAAATAATAAATCTGAATTAAAGAATATTATACAGGAATTAAATAAAAATAATAAAATAAAAGAAAAAAGTAATAATAAACAAATTCCTTGGCGTCAAGCTTGTGTTAAATCACATGAATTATTTTTATGGGAAAGTCAAAAATTAAGAATTATTTAATATATTTTAGAAAATAAAATGATTGATGTTACATAAATATATAAAAAATTACTATAAAGTTTAGAAAAAATTGATTAATATTAATATTATTATAATAGTATTAATATTAAGATAAATGTATCAAAATATACAAAAATTAAAAAATAATCCAGATACTGCAAATATTGGTAAACGATGGTCAGAAGAAGAAACTCTTGAATTGTTAAATGAAAGAAAAGATAATTTTACTTTTGAAGAAATCGCCATGTTACATAAAAGAAGTCCAGGTAGTATCATCAGTAAATTACTACAATGTGCATATAAATATATTGTTAATGATAATCAGGATATTAATGATATATCATCTACGTTAAAACTTTCTATCGAAGATATTAATGATTTTATTAATAAACAAGAAAAGAATGTAAATAAAAATAAAAAAGAAACATATTATGTTGTATGCAAAGGTGTTATTCCTGGTATATATACATCATGGGATGATTGTCTTACTCAAGTAAATAAATTTGAAGAAAATCATTTTAAAAAATTTGATAATAAAGAAGATGCAGAAAATTATTTTGAAAATTATAGTAAAAATAATAATAAATCATTATCTGAAACGATAGAAGATGTTGTATCTAATAAAGTAAAAAATGTTATTAAAGAACAAATAAATGATCTTAGTATTTTTGATGTATTAGATATTGCAAAATCAAATATTAATGTTGAAAAAAAAGAAATTAAACTAAATGTTGAACAAGAAAGTGCATTAAAAAGTTTTAAATCTGGTAAAAATATATTTTTAACTGGTCCTGCTGGTACAGGTAAATCAGTCACTCTTTCTAAATTTAAAGAACATTGTGAATCAACCGGTCTACGTTTTGGTATTACTGCATCAACTGGTACCGCTGCATTTTTAATTGGGGGTAAAACAATTCATTCTTTTTTAGGTATTGGTCTAGCAAAAGAAAGCGCACAACAGATTTTTGAATATGTTCGTTATAAATTATCTCATACTGCTAAAAAATTACGTGAGTTACAAGTATTGATTATTGATGAAATATCAATGTTAGATGCAGAGTTATTAGATAAAATTTCTGAATATTTATCTCTTATGCGTAAAAATACTAAACCATTTGGTGGTTTACAAATTGTTCTAACAGGAGATTTTTGTCAATTAGAACCTGTTTCAGGTGATTACTGTTTTAAATCTACAGTATGGTCAGAATTAAAACTAAAAATTGTTTATCTTCATAAACTTATTCGACAAGATGGAGATCTTAAATTTCAAAATATACTCTCAAAATTAAGATATGGTAAGTGTTCTCAAAAAACATTTAATATTCTTTCTTCATTATCCAATACAAATTTTGGTGAAATAAAACCTACGATACTTTACCCTCGAAATTTTGATGTTGATAAAATTAATAAATTAGAATCTGAAAAACTTATTGCATCTGGTGCTAAAAAAATTATCTATGAGTTAGAATATCCAAAACTATCAAAAAATAAAGAAAAAACACAAAGATGGAAAAATTCTCTGGATCTCTTTGATTCTATTCAATTATGTGTTGGTGATCAAGTTGTTGTTACTGCTAATATTGATCAAGATTCTGGTATTGTTAATGGTACTAGGGGTATTATAACAGAAGTTAAATCTCGTAGTGTATTTATTAAAAGAAAAAATGGTATTGAAACAGAAATTAAATTTCATAAATCTGTTTCTGCTGATGATAAGGATATTTATGTCTCATATATACCATTAAAACATGCATATGCATTATCTATTCATCGATCTCAAGGTATGACATTAGATGCCGTTGAAATTGATATTGGAAGTAAAATATTTGCAGCAGGACAAGCATATACCGCATTATCACGAGCACAAAGTTTAGATAGTATAAGAATTAAAAATATTAATAAAAATAGTTTTATTGTAAATGAAAGTGTTATTGAATTTTACAAAAAAATAGAAGAGGATGTTAAAATTAAAAATGATAAATATATAATAAAAAAATTAAATATTATAATTTATAATATTGCAAATCACATTAATCATGATGATGCAATCGGATTTTTATGGGATTTTATACCAGAAACAGAAG